CAACAGCTGATGGTGCTGGTATTACAATTAAAGGTGCGACAGATAAAACATTTAATTGGGTAGATGCTACTGATGCATTTACATCAAGCGAACATATTGAAACTGCTGCAGGAAAAACATTAGCATTAAGTGGTTCAAGTTCAGGTAAAACAACATTAAACGTTTCAGCTGCTGCTTCAGGAACTTTAACACTTCCAGCTGCAACTGATACATTAGTTGGTCGTGCTACATCTGATACACTTACAAATAAATCTATTTCTTTAACAACGAATACAATTACAGGAACAACTGCTGAATTTAACACTGCATTATCTGATGATAATTTTGTCACATTAACTGGAACAGAAACATTAACAAATAAGACATTAACGACTCCTGTAATATCTTCTGTTTCTAATAGTGGGACAATAACTATTCCTACAGGAACGGATACTTTAGTTGGTCGTGCAACTACAGACACATTAACAAATAAGACATTAACGACTCCAGTTATATCTTCTATTTCTAACAGTGGAACATTAACTTTACCTACTTCTACAGATACTTTAGTTGGTAGAGCAACTACAGACACTTTAACGAATAAATCAGTTTCACTAACTACAAATACTATTACTGGTACATTAGCAGAATTTAATACTGCATTATCAGATGATAATTTCGTTTCATTAACTGGAACAGAAACATTAACAAATAAGACTTTAACATCTCCTGTAATTGGTTCGATTGTAAATACTGGAACTTTAACATTGCCTACTTCAACTGACACATTAGTTGGAAGAGCAACTACAGACACTTTAACAAATAAGACTTTAACATCTCCAGTAATATCTTCTATTACAAATACTGGAACATTAACATTACCTACATCTACCGATACATTAGTTGGTCGTGCTACAACAGATACACTAACGAATAAGTCAATTTCATTAACAACAAATACGATTAGTGGAACAACTGCAGAATTTAATACAGCATTGAGTGATGATAATTTTGCCACATTAGCTGGAACAGAAACATTAACGAATAAAACATTAACTACACCAGTAATTTCATCAATCACTAACACTGGAACATTGACATTACCTACTTCTACAGATACATTAGTTGGTAGAGCAACAACAGATACATTAACGAATAAAACATTAACATCTCCTAAAATTGGAACTAGCGTTCTAGATACAAATGGAAATAGTTTATTATTATTAACAGCAACAACTTCAGCAGTAAATCAATTAACACTTGCAAATGCTGCAACAACAAATAGACCTACTATTTCTGCTACAGGTAGTGATACAAATATTGGAATTAGTATTACACCAAAAGGAACTGGAACAATTGTTGTAGGAAATTCAATTGTACCATCAGGTGATAGCACAATGGACTTAGGAACATCTGCTGCTAAATTTAGACACTTATATCTGGATGGTTCATCATTCTTTATGGGAACAACAAAAATTACAATGCATAATAATGGATATTTTGTATTTAATAGTAATTCAGCTAATAGTTATCCAGAAGGAAGTAATGTGTCTGTTGCAACTGCAACAAATGGAATTGCCGCAACTAATGGCACTGCTGCAGCATTCGCTATTGCCCTTGGAGGTTAATTATGCCTGTCTCTACAAGAGAAGGACTTAAAGATTACGCACTAAGAAAACTTGGTGCACCAGTTGTAGAAATTAACGTTGATGATGGTCAATTAGAAGATCGTCTTGATGAAGCATTAGAATATTTCAATATAAATCATTGGGATGGTTCTGAGCGTACTTATGTTTCACACTTAGTCACAAATCAAAATATTAGTGATAAGTATATTCCTGTTGCTGATATAGTTTATGGTGTGAATAGAGTGTTCCCTATATATGCAGGGTCATCAACTAGTAAAAATATATTTGATTTACAATATCAATTAAGATTAAATGATTTGTATGATTTAACATCTACTTCAGTTGTTTATTATACAACAGTAATGAATCATTTACAATTACTTGATACAATATTAAATGGTCAACCTATGTTTCGTTTTAATCGTTTAACAAACAGATTAAATATAGATATTAAATGGGGAACTGCAGTAAAAGCAGGTGACTATATTATATACGATGGATATAAAGCAATAGATCCTGCTTCATTTACTAAAATGTACAATGAGCCATGGTTGAAATCTTATACCACTGCTCTTTTTAAAGCACAGTGGGGAACTAATTTAAAAAAGTTTTCAGGATTAGAACTTCCTGGAGGTGTGACACTTGATGGTGATAAACTATATGCTGAAGCAAAAGAAGAAATTAAAGAATTAGAAGACATATTAGTTGGAAAGAATGCACCATTAGAATTTTCAGTAGGATAAACAAATGTCTAGAAATGTTTATTTTACACAAGGAACTGCTAATGAGCAAAACCTAATAGAAGATTTAATTATAGAATCTTTAGGAATTTATGCTCAAACAGTTTATTACATACCAAGAAAATATGTAAATAAAGATCAAATTCTTGGTGAAGATACATTAAGTACATTTAATTATGCTTACCCAGTTGAAATGTATTTTGAAAATGTAAAAGATTATGATGGAGCAGGCTCTTTCGTAAGTAAATTTGGTTTAATGATTGAATCATCAGCTACATTAGTTGTAGCAAGAAGAAGATGGAATCAATTAGTTGGTCAATATGGTAATACTATTTTAACAAATCGTCCAGTTGAAGGAGATTTAATTTATTTTCCTTTAACTAAAAGTTTATTTGAAATAAGATTTGTAAAAGATAAAGATCCTTTTTATCAATTAGGAAAACTTTATACTTATAAATTACAAGTTGAATTATTTCAATATTCTTCTGAAAAAATTGATACAGGTGTACCTGAGATTGATGTATTTGAACCATTAAAAACATTCAATACTGATCCTGCACGTAATGAAGTAATGTATGTAAATAGTATTACATTTACAAATCTTGGTGCAGGTTATGTATCAGCACCAACATTAACATTTACTGGTGGAACTCCACTTACAAATGCTACAGCTACTTGTACTATATTAGATGGTAAAATAAATAGTGCTACAATTACGAATGTAGGAAATGGATTTAAGAGTGTACCTACAATTACAATAAGTGCACCAGCAGCTGGAGGAACTCAAGCTGTTGCTACTTGTACTTTAAATATGAATATTGATAAGCAAGGTGGCTTTGGTGATAACGTTTCGGTTAAAGTTGAAAGAGACGTAAATAATAATAAAGTGGCATGGTCTGAAAATAATCCATTTGGAGAATTTTAATCATGTTAAATAAACCACCATATTATCACGAAACAATAAGAAATTGTATTATAGGATTTGCAAAAATATTTTCAGATCTTAAAATTGAAAGAAAAAAAGCAAACGGAACAGTAGAACAAACGTTATTAATTCCGATTGCTTATGCTCCGAAAGAAAAGTGGATACAACGTATAGAACAAGATCCTACTCTTTCGAATCAATTGATGACTACTCTTCCTCGTCTTTCTTTTGAAATGACTGGATTAAATTTAGATGCAACGAGAAAAGTTTCACGTATGGCATCTATTGAGAAGAATAAAGCAGTTGGATCTGGAGTAAATACAGCAAATAGAGTATTCGCTCCTGTACCATATAATTTAGATATAAATTTATATTGTATATCTAAAAATACAGAGGATGGTTTACAAATAGTAGAACAAATTCTACCTTATTTTACACCAGAATTCACGATGAGTATTCAATCGATGAAAACACCTCTTGATATTGTCACTGATGTTCCTATTATTTTAAATAGTGTGACATTTGTAGACGAATATGATGGTACTTTTGAGACACGTAGGTTTGTGACATGGACATTAGGTTTTCAATTAAAACTTAATCTTTTTGGATATGCAAACCCAGATGGTAAAATTATATCTAAAACGATTGTTGATATTGGCAATCCAGATAGACAAAACACGATAATAGCTAACCTAAATACAGGTGGAATTACGAGTGAAACATGGGAAGATATATTTAAAACTTCCGAATACGATATAACATAATAGGAAACAAATATGGCAAAACAAGTAATAGGAGTTGGTTCATCGCCGAATGACGGAACAGGTAATACTTTACGTGATGGTGGTGTAAAAATCAATTCTAACTTTGACGAATTGTATAACGGACTAGGTGGAAGCACTGTACGTATTGCAATTCCATCATCATCAATTTCAAATGGTGCAACACTTAAATTTGATGGAACTAATTTCGTACCAAACTCAGATATAGATACAAATACTACTTATGCTATTAGTTCAGAAACAGTGACAAGTGGTGCAAAAGTAAGATTAACAGGATCAGATTCTTCAACTGATGATATATCAATTTTAACAGCAAATGCTGGACTTACAATTACTCGTACTGACGCAAGTACAATCACTCTTACAAATAACAATCCATCTCCTGTCACTTTTTCTTTAAGTGCTGAAGCTATTCAAGCAGGTCAAAGAACAATTCGTTTAACAGGATCAAATGC